TAGATGGTACTATAGCACTTGATGATCTAATAGCAAGAGCTCCACCTTGTTGTTGGTCTCCTCCACCACCAAACATTTTTTCTTGTATTCTATCTCTACGTCTTCCTTTCGCCCTACGACCACGTGCCACACCAGCACGAACGCCTCTAACAGCTCCTTTAGCAGCTGCTCTGGCTCCACCAGCAGCTGCCTTTCCCAATCCTCCTAGTAATGCTGTCCAAGCCATAAATTACTGTACGTTTTGTTGTTTCTGACGATCATTCTCTTCTTTAATGAAATCAATCAACATCTGTAGATAGACTTCACGTTCCCACGGGATCATATTTTCCAATTCAGTCAAACTATATTTATGGTGTTGCATCAAGTTAAAATTCACTCGATAATAGTTCTCTAGACTTTCATGGGATAGGGCTAAGCGAAAAAACTCTGTAGACCCTCAATAACTACGTCACTCTTAACCTTTGTTTTTGGATTCGTTACCTTAATCTTATGAGAAAGTTTTGGCATAGTTTCAAAAAATTCTTGAACCTTAAGGAACTGTTGTGTATCCATTTCTTCTAGGAAAGCCAACACTTCTTTCTTAGAGAAACTAGATGATTCAAATACATCTTCACCATCTATAACTTGGTCTATACATAACGAAGCAATTTCAAAGACATCATCGACCTGTGATGTATCATTTTTCAAATTCTGTTTAATAAAAAGATCCATACTTGGATACTTCATCACTACAGAAACAGTATCAGTCAATTTAACTATGTTAGAATGACCTTTTGTTTTTTGAATCTTGATATCATCAATATCAACCTCAACTTTAACAACTGTCTCTTCATCATCTGGACATGTCACATTTAATTCTATAGATTCACCAACAGACTTACCTCTGATATTTAAAAAGATATATTCAATATCAAATAAAGAAAGACTATCTATTTTAAATCTTGGAGACTGAATACAATTACCTAAGATAACCTTAACGGCATTTGCCATCTGGGTTTCATCTTCAGTTTCCATAGCAAGTAGAAGAATCTTTTCTTCTTTAACAAGGAATGGTCTGTATTTTATTTTCTTTCCAGTGGAAGGAACTTCCAACTCATACGTTGGCGTGGCAAGCTTTGGTAAAGGCATAACGACGTATAATAACTAAAGGTATTTATCAGGCAAAAAGACCTCTTAAAAGATCTCCAAAAAAATCTCCAAGATCTAAATCAAATCCTCCATTAACACTATCTTTAACACCTGTAATTTTACCATCATTAATAGCAGTAGTAGTATAACTTTCATATTCAAACCCAACTGAGAATTTATTCAAAGATGTATCACCATATGCTAATGGTATTGAAGCTATATTGGCAGGGAAAGCATTAAATATTCTAGTTGCATGTACTGGAACTGGTTGGAAGAACTTACTCATACTTGTATCATTTAAATCTGGTAGTATAGTATTCTTTGATTCTCTTTTCATTAATCTCCCACCACTAAAGAAAGTTTCGTTCTTACCGAATATTGGTTTCTCATACTTAACTATAATAATATCAACAGCATAATCATCTCTATAATTAGATCTAAATCTATTAGTAGCACTCCAACCAGATGTTCCAGCACTATATCCATACATCCAGTTAGTCCATATATCAAAAATACCTTTAATTATATTTTCAGCATCCATAAGAAATGAAAGACTTAACTCACTAAAAACTGTTCCATATACATACTTCAACTGAGGACTATTAGTTATTCGATACTCACCAGTAGACATCTGTACACCTGGCATAGATGCTTCATCAGTATACAATCTCAAATTATTTTTTAGAAACCCATCAGGAATTGCAATATTATTAGACTGTAACTCTTTATATAATGCACCACCCGTTGGTATCTCTATGATTACATCATAGAGATTGTTAGCACTAAATCCATACTTCCATATATTTGACCTAAACTCCTTCAGATTACTCATCTGAATTTCTAAATCTGATATCCTCATTGTGATGTCTCTCCCCAGACGGCTGATTTACTATACTGTTGGTACAATCCTCTTCTTCTCGTAACAAAATTTTCTACAGGGAGAAATACAGAAGTTAGATAGTCCTCACTATTTATTCTATATAGGGGAGTTTCTAAACCTTCTAACACATAATTATGATAACACTGCTTTGGTATATCTAATATACCTTCCTTTAATTTTAAAACAGTTTGCATCCTACGTGTATGTCTAAGGTAATGTAAGTTAGCTCCTAAGAATTTTGTTCCTGTACCTAATGCATAGACTAAAGGAAACTCATCATAATATTTTAACTTACGAGCATAAGTTGCCTTATATTCAAAGAGATATAACTGGCCTGGAACAGGAATCATACTCTCTTCCAAGTTAGTCATCTCAGTATAAAGATCTGTCTTCTGAAAATACATTCTGACATTATCTCTATACCAAGAATAAGACCTTGGTTCATCACCAGCTGCTTCTTTTATTTCTGAAAATATACTCATACTTTAAGCTCTTTCTCTGTAATTAACATGAATTTATAATTCCTATCATCACAATATTGTTTTGCTGCTTCCCACTTAGATTGATTCTTTGCATACTCAGTCACTTCATAGATATATTTCTTAGTCATCTTTCGTTGAACCTTTGGTTGTTTTGTTTGCCGTTTTGGTTTAACTTCAACAATATACTTCTGAATTTTACCAGTGCTTTGTTTAACTTTAATATAAAAATCAGGAAAATATCTATGAACTCTACCATCCAATGGTGATCTGTAAGGTATAACTATCTCTTCGCTGCCCCATTCCATGATACTAGGACTCATGTCACAGTACTTCATGAACTTTAATTCCCATGAAGATCTATAAATAATATTCCGATAGTCACCTCTATACTTGGCAATATTTACAGGAATATATTTTCCTTTCAAAGTCTTCATAAATACTTAGAGGAATATAATAAATTATTTATCTCCAATGGTGTTAAGAGTCATTAATAATAGATCTAGTAGTGATGAAGGCCAGAAAATGTGGCCCGATAATTTAGTTAATGCTTATGATCATTTGCAAATAGATGTAGAAACATTTTCAGCACAGAAAGTAAGAGGTCAAGGAAGAGCAGCTAATTCCAGATCTGTTGTAAGGGCATCAGGTAGTAGAGGAACTGGTCAAACTTTTTCTGGTACTGGTGGTAACAGAGTAGAAAGTTTTACGTCTTATAGATCTAGTATAGATGATACAGTTTTACTTCCTGTACCAGATGATATCCAGTATAAAGATGGCCCAAAGTGGGAAGGAAAAGACATCGGAATACTTGGAAGGTTTGCTCCTGAAGTTGCACAACAAATTGGTGGTGGTGATAGTGCATCAATTACAGATAGTGTCCAAACTTTTGCCAGAGTTGGTAAGGTAGGACTAATAAAAAGTATGATAAAAAAATTGGGTGCTGATCCAAATGCAGTAACACAAAACATCAATGGTAAAATAGCTAACCCATATACAGAACAAGTATTCGGTGGAATAGGTCTTAGAGATTTTAATTTCAGATGGAAATTAGTTCCTAGAAATAGATCAGAACAAAGATCAATAGAAAGAATAATTTCATACCTAAGAAGAGCTGCATTACCAGATACCAGTGAAACTTTTGGTAAAGGTAGTAATTTTGTTGATACTTTAGGAGGAGAAGAATTTGGAGGAGGTGCTACAGACAGATGGTTAACTGTACCAAACTTATTCAACTTAAGATGGAAACAAGGTGGTGATGGTAGTGAAATATCATCTCTTCCTAAAATAAAAAAATGTGTCTGTACTAATATAGATGTAAATTATACTCCAGATAATGTATGGGCAACTCACTTAGATGGAAGTAATCGACCAGCACCAGTTGCTATAGAACTTAGTATAGGATTCGGTGAAACAGAAATCATCAAGAGTTCAGATGTAGGAGCGGGGTACTAAAATGTTTTTTGATTCAACACCAAATTTTTTATACCCAGACTTCTTTGAAGCTGGCAAGTTTAAACTATCTAAAAACTTATTCAGAAAAGTTAGAGCAAGAGATAGTATCAATTCTATATTTTCTTCTTCAACAAAATACACAGTAAAAAGTGGACAAACTCCAGACGAAATTGCTTACGATCTTCTTGGAGATTCATCACACTACTGGACTATATTATTAATAAACAATATTACTGACACTCAAACACAATGGCCTTTTGATGACTATGAACTAGATAAAATTATAGAAGATAGATATGGAAATCTAGCTGACAAGATAAGACACTGGGAGACTAAAGAAGTTAAAGATTCTTATGACAATATAGTTCTAGAGTCTGGTATTATTATAGAAGTATTTTCAAATACAACTGCACAAAATGCTTCTAGTTATACACCAACATGGTCTTGGAAGTATGCACATTC